TCAAGTTCCAACCGATATGGCTGGAGTAGCAGGTAACCTTTACCCAGCTGGTAAAGTTTACGGAGTACAAGTATACGTAGATCCTAACATGCGTTGGGGAGATAACCGCGTAGTATTAGGCCGTAAAGGTGCTGATGAAGAACCAGGTATCAAATTCATGCCGTATATCATGGCTGAGTCTTTACAAACAATTGCAGAGGGTACATTCTCTCCAAAAATTGGTATGAAGTCTCGTTATGCTATCACAGAAGCAGGATGGCACCCAGAAACTCAATACATTAATATCGAGATCGATCCTAATGCTATTGGAGTTCTTACTGGAAGCACTGCTCCTGCTACATCATACGGTACGCTTTAATTAATAGTTTACTAAATAAGAATAGAGAGCCCGTAAGCTCTCTATTTTTTTGTTATAAGGATAAATAATAAAAATAACTCAAATAAATGGCATTTATTAATTGGGGGTCAGAGAGCCCAGAACAATTGGCAATACGTCGCAGATTCGAAGAGCAGACGATGTATGAACAGATGGTTCAAATGGCACAAAGCAGAGCAGGTCAAGCTCCTGGTGCTGCTGGAGTAGGCGGTGGCGGCGGGGATCCTTTAACTGGTCTATATGGAGTAGGAGTAGACGGTCTTATCTATAACTTAAATCTAGGAGAAGCAAACTGGTCCTTTAATTATGCACCGTTTCCTGATATTACACAGGCCACCCTAAACACAGACGATGGATTCTTATATGCGACTTTTGATTTTGAAGGTGAGGTTTCCTTTGTAAGGATTGATCGTACTACAAGAGAACTTGAATTTATCGAGAACGATATTTCAGACTATGCTGCAAAAGGCGCCTCTTCTCTCTATTATGAAGGGGAAGGAAACTTTATCTACTTGGATAACTTCTTTAAAAAAGCGATTAGTAGTATTATTCGAATTGAGCTTGATCCTCTTTTACCAGAAGCAACGGCAACTGTAGTTTCAGAAGTGGACCCAGAGGAGACTGGATACTTACTTAGGAACCTATTCCTGTATGAAGGAGCTACCTGGGCAATTGCAATGGATAATGTGCTACCACAATTTATTACTGGCCCATTCAATATTGAGACTGGCGAGTTTACCTATAGTAATGTACTGTTGCCTTCACCAAGCGAACCAAATATTCAGTCAATCGATATAGTACTTGGAGCAGTTGAGCATAATGGCGTCGTATATGTAGACGCAGTATGGTCAGATCCTGAAGATAATTCGAGCATTGGGCTATTTAAAATGGACACTGACAATGGCGGAGCTGTCGCCCCATATTATTTGACCTTTGTTAAAGACTTAATTATCGCGGAAGCCGAGGACGTTCCGATCTTTTCAATCACTCGTTTCTAAAAAAAATTTAATTATATGAGATTGTGTATACTATGCGAAGACGCAAACATCACCGACGCTCGCAAAAGATCAGCTGACGTTTTACCAAAATACGAATTGGCTGAGAGATTACTTGAATTAAAAAAGAAAAAGGATCCTGAAGTTGTATTAGACCATTTAAAAATACCTCTTTCCTCAACTGGAGAATTACCAGCAACGCATTGGTTCTGTTTTATTAATGTAAACGAAGCAATGTATCAAAAAATGCTGGAGTCTCAAAAGTATACCATTATTGAAGAGGCAGTGCCGTCTGAGTTTTTAGCTAAACATAACTTAAAGAAAATAAAAAGCTTTGGTCCAGGATTATAAGTTACTCAAAGGATTTGTCAGTCGAAGCGAAACTGAAGAAATAAAGGCTTGGGTCGATAGTTTAACTATTGAGTCAGGTTCGCCGAATCATCACCTTAGTGAGTTGGCTAAAGCCATAAATGGAAAATCCATTATTTTTGATATTGCAGACACTAGCTATACTAATTATATTACAAAATTTCAATCGATTTCGGCAGTCAAGAATGAGCCTGTCCCAGTGATCATTCTTAAGCTAATTGATAGAATTGCAGAAACTTTAAAGATTTCAAAAGATCATATCTTTCTACAGGCAGTAGACATGAATCGCGGCGGGCGGATTGCTCCGCACTATGACGCTTCAGTCGAAGGTTGTATCAATTATAAGTGTAATCTAAGCGTACACTCAGAAGATTATACGATGCATATTGATAAAAATAATGTGCTAATTCAGGAGACTGATCTATACTGCTTTGAAGCATCTCTTTACAAACACTGGACTGATCCTTTTAAATCACGCAGAATATTTTTAAGTTTTGGTTTTATCTTAAAATACGAAGAGTTAGGGAGGACCGAACTGGATCCTAGAGTAAGGTTGAGCAAGCGTATAGAAAAGTACTTTCAAAAATAAAATAAAAAAGGACCAATTTGGTCCTTTTTTTATATGGTGGGCATCCTTCAAAAGCCGTAAGATAAGTAGAATAATTAAATTGAATTTTGAACGAGTGAGGTTTGCTTTTTGAACTCTTGTGTCTTGAATTTTGAGAAAATCGCTATCTTAATCGTGCATCATTCTGTCAGAATTTGTATAGACGTGCCAGTCTGATATTATGCTACAGATAATACTTCTAGTGTCAGACGCCCATATTAGATCTGGGTAGTATTATTAAAATGATCCAATTTTTCTTGGATTGCATCCAATTGACCTTCGATTAGATCCATTTGCGAATCTTTCCACTTAATATCAAAGTGAGCTTCCATTTCTACTGAATCGTCAGCATATCTGTCACGATAACGCCCGTTTGTCGTGTTTAAACTACGAACGTTATTGACTTTAGTCTTTAATTCAGAAAGAGTAAAGATTTGGTCTCTTACTGGAGCAGAAGCAGTATGAATCTTGGTCTTTAGCTCAATTAGAGAAGTAACCTCTGCATTATATTCTTCCCAAGTAGCCTCAAGATCGTATGGCTTTTCTGCACCCTCAATTGATGAGTTATGTTGCGAAATACGGCTCCACAATTTTTGAATTTTAGAGACTTTTTTGTTCTTTTCTTTTAGTGCTTGTGCAATTGTCATGACTTTTTTCTTTTATTTTTAGATGAGTTATAATTAAAACGTTGCTTGATTGGGGTAAGATCAGATACCATTACAATAATTGGGCAATATCCATTATCTTCAGGATCCTTTTGCCAGATTTCACGCATTCTGCGGCCGGCTTCACAATCTAAGATGAATAAACTGTCTTTTGCTGGGGTAGAAACTGTATACTCGTTTACGAGCGGTTTCTTTGTTTGATCCACTTGTGCCGAAATTACTCCGCTGACCAACAATAACAAACTAGTGATTAGTGTTTTCATTTTACTACTTCTTCATAAGATTTCCACAATACTTGAGTCATTCCTTCTTCTAAAGGGTCTTCTCCCTCTTCGGGTTCTACTGGAAATGCAAGTAAAATATTTCCATTAATATCTTTTGCAACTGCAACGAAACCAAATCCTTCACAAATAATTGAGGTATAGTGTTCGTTCGGAAGACCGTCTGCGATTTCATGAATATCGAAATCTGATCCTATTCCTGTTTCATCGTGGATTTCACACCACTGCTTAGAAAATTCTGCCATTGTTTGAATGTTTAATTAAATTATACAAAGAAAAATACTCAGGTTTCACAAAAGGTGAGGTTTTGCCTCATTTATTCCAGCATTAGTAACTATTACATATTCTGGATAATATTCATGTAGGTTAGTTGCACCAGCATAGGAAAGCGCAGAACGAACCCCATCTAAAAGACCATTAACTATAAATTTAGTGCCACCTTTATATGGAATAACAGTAGACTCGCCCTCTACATTTCGAGCAGCTCGTCCGTGTGCAACTTTAGTTTCAAGCGAAGCAGAACCCCGATATCTCTTATAGAGACCATTTGTTTTTTCAATAATTTGACCAGGAGATTCGTCAGTTCCCGCAAGTAAGGAACCTAACATTACACAATTTGCGCCGACTGCTAGGGCTTTTGCAATATCACCACTCGTTCTGACTCCTCCATCTGCCATTACGGGCACGAGTGCTACATTTGAAATCTCTTCAATACAGGAAACATTTGGCACGCCGAATCCAGTTTTGATTCGAGTAGTACACAGTGATCCTCCACCGATTCCAACACGTAAACCATCTGCACCAGCTTCCTGTAAATCAATTGCAGCTTGCGCAGTTGCAATATTACCAGCAATAATATCTGCGCCACTATTAAATTTATCTTTACACCATTTAAGCATATCAATAACCTTTTGATGGTGTCCGTGTGCAACGTCAATCACTAGGACATTTGCACCAGCTGCAACTAATTTTTCTGCACGATCTCGATCCTCTGCACCATTCACCCCAATAGCAGCAACAATAGGCACAGTGCCGTCCCAACCGAAATCAATATAATTATGTCCATATCCACCATATACAGCGGCGGATAGTTTCTCTATTAATTTTGACTGGTTCTCTGCACTCATAAAGCGATGAATACAGCCGGCTCCACCTAAGATAAACATTTTATATGCCATTTCAAATTCACATACAGTGTCCATTGGGGATGCAATTAACGGCATCAACATTGAATAGTTAGTAGTAAGTGGGGTTCTAAGAGAAATTTCAGTTCGTGAATTAATTTTTGAAAAATTAGGAACGAGTTGGATATCGTCGTAAGTGAGTGCGTGTTTCATGATAGTATGCTGCATTTTGAGTTTTTTAAGATAACATTTGGTGAGTCAAAGATTGGAGTACGGTGATCAGTTCGAATAAAAGAATCACACGAATATGGATTATAATATACATCGGCTATTGATTTGCGTTTTGGAAGTTGAGTTGTATAGCGATCGCAAAGGATAAATGCATGCACGTTTTTTCGACCCTCGGCAAGCACCCTTTTTCTACCAGTTTCATAGACTTTAAAATCTGCCCATGGCAAAAAGAGTTCTTCTTCGTGTGCATAGAGTCTATATCCTCCTTTAGATTTATCGTACTTTAGTATACTGAAACACTTCTTATGTAGGTTTCGGTATATCCTGAATTTTCCCTGGTTCATTCAGTTATTAGAGTTAATATGATTTAATTAAAGCTTTGCGAAGTTCCTGAAGGTCATCTCTGTACATCTGGGTCGTATCCTTTGCTTTAGTAGATTCTAATTCATTCTCTTTTGCATGGGTATCACCTAAGAGATCTTCATATGTTTCCTTAGTTAAGGTATGAATCGGCAGGGAAAGCAAATAGTTATAGGAACCATTGATTTCATCAAAATCGGCAGTTTCTAAAGCTAGGATAATTTGCTTACGCGGAACATTATTGATTTTTAATTTACCGTCAATAATCATCTTAATGAATTGGGCCTTGTTTGAAAGTAATAAGAGCTCCTGATTAAGTTTATTGATTAAGTATTCCTTGCGTTTAATATAGTAAGTTAGACGGAATTTTACGAAATACTGGATAATTTGGGTTGCACTTTCAAAGATCTTAAGGTTACCGTTTTCGTCCAACACTGTAAAGTTTTCGCTCTGTTTTTCTTCCATTTTTAGGAAGCGATCAAGTCTATCACTATCCTGAAGAGACTTAAGATCTTCTCTTCTAAATTTAAGCACATAATTTACATTAGCTTTACAGTTGTTGTCATAACCAGTAAGTCGTCTGGTCTCTTCTAAAGAAATTAGGTGAGAGTCAAACTTTTCATAAGTCATAGATGGCGGTAATTCAGTAACATCCAATGTAGTTGTATTCTTAACTTCATATTTTCCTCTAAACAGCCATGCATTACTATTTGGATCCTTAATACATTCGCCAGAAAATCCATTATACCATGGAGTAGGTTCCTTGTATTTTTTTCCATCTAATTCTTTAATACAGGCATCGATTAGATCAAGAGGATTTCGATTTAGGATATTTGTTGCGAAACCTACAGCAATTCCACTACCTCCATTTAAGAGAACAGTTGGAATAATTGGTAAAAAATAACTAGGTTCAATTTCATTACCCTCTTCATAACGAGAAGTAAGCAGTTCAAAATCCATATAGAGCAATCTAAAGTTCTTATGTAATTTAGTTGAAATATAACGCGGCGCACCCGCTTCAGGAGAACGTAGGGAACCGAATTGTCCTATTTCTTCAAGTACTGGCATTGAGTTCTTGAATTTTTGAGCCATACCTACGATTGCACCATTTAAACTGCCGTCTCCATGGTGGTAATGAGCATCAGATGCAACCTTACCGGCTAATTGAAATATCTTAAGCGGTTTTTCTCCGCCGTTTCTCCAAACTTTATCAGCAACGAAAATTACTTTGCGCTGAGTTGGTTTAAATCCATCAATTACTGATGGAATTGCACGCTCTTCAACAACGTATACTGCATATTCTCTATAATCTTGATCAAGATACTGTGTGACTGATTTAATTTCTTGTTTTTGCATCTTCTACTGGTATTTTAAAATAATTGTTTTCTACTAGGTAATCATAAAGTCCTTGTAGATCTTCACAAATTGGCTTTCCATCATCGGTAGCAGTTAATGAATTACCTATGCCATCGTGAATATAATTTTTCTCATACATGAACCAGTCAAACCAATCTTTTCCATGATCTGTGAGTATATAAGACCATAAATTTGAGATAAGTACATCTTGTGAATTATTAAAATCCAAAAGATCGATATTTAATTTATATGCTGCTGAAACCTTTTGATTTTGAGCAACCATGAGGTCAGCTAGTGTTTTAAATTTGTTAAACGTCATGCTATTCTGGTTTATTTAAGATTCGCTCTTTTCTAGGTGCAGAGTCAGCTCCAAACCATGCATTTAACGAATCTTTGTATTCTTTATCATTTTTAATCTGAACGGTTTTGGGATTTCGGATAATTTCTTCATATTCTAAATCCTCTAACGCCGCTAATCCCTTTTTATATTCAATATTCCAAGCGTTAGCTTTATTTTTAGCGGACCACTTTTCAAACTCGTCATTCGTATAAAAATTTAGTGATTCTTTTCCTTTTTTTGCAACAACCAATGGAGTCATTACTTTATAGATTCTTCCCTGATCAAAAAGCTCAGGCCAAAAGCGATTAAAGAAATTTATTAGTAGTGCAGCGATAGAATTTCCATCAGGATCAGCATCTGTGTAAATATAAATTCTACCATAACGTAATCCCTTTGGTTCTTCACCTAATTTTAAACCTAAAGAAGCCATTAACTGCACAGCTTCATCGTTTTTAATAATTTCAGCGCTCTTCATCTCACTAACATTGAGGAATTTTCCTTTTAGTGGAAAGGCTCCTTGTGTTTGAGTATCTCTAAACTTTCGAACTGCAGAAAGTGCAGATAATCCTTCATAAATTCCTAAAATACAAGGACCACGATCGCCTTTGCGTTGTGCATCAATCAATTTTGGAATTTTCGTCTTGTCTAGAGTACTATTTAGTTTTCGAAGTTCGGCCCTCTCTTGAGCAAGCGCTTTTTTCTCTACCCAATCTAAAACTGAAGCAACTATTTCTGATTTAAAGACAAGTTTTGCGATTTTATCGCTTACTTCATGTCGAGTTGCAAAATCTTTAGGTTCAGTAATAAGCTTTTCTTTTGTTTGAGAACTAAATGATGAATTAATTACTGTACAATCAATAAAAATTGACATATAATTACGAATATCACTTGGTTTTACCTCAACTTTGTGCTTTTTCTTAATCATTTCACGCAATTGAGCGATCAATTGATTGACAATATATTCAACGTGGGTTCCACCGTCTTTAGTATGTACTGAATTGACAAAACTTACGTTTGCAAAGCCGTTTTCTGATTTTGCAAAGCCAATTTTCCAATCTTTTGACTCTTCATAAAAGAATTCTTGAGTATAAAGCTTGATATATTCTTCGAATGTCTTAAATTTTAAGGTCGAATTAGTGGAAGCACCATCTTTTATTTTAGTAAACTTAACAGTAAGCTTATTATTACAGGCAGCAACATCTAAGCAGCGTTTAAAGATGATCTGAAACGACTTTTCATCGATTCCACGCATCTTAAATCTTTCTAAATCTGGAATATACGTAATTTCAGTAAATCCGCGTTTTGCTGGAGAAACGCTTGCCTTACTGCGTTTGTGCATGTTGTTAGTAAACTCTTGATCGAATCTATTTTTTCCATCGCAAGTTGAAACTACAAACTTTTTACTGAAAATATTAGTTAGGGTAGAACCTACGCCATTTGTTCCAGCAACAGTACGCTGTTCAGTATCATCAAAATTTGAACCTGCCTTAAGATTTGAAAAGATCATTTCGGGAATCCACTCTTTGTGGACTGGGTGTTTTTCTACTGGAATTCCACCATTATCCCAAATTGAAATTTCACTAGTGTCTAGGTTAAGCGTTACTTTGATCTCATTTAATTTTGAGTTACGACGATGTTCGTCGACTGAGTTTGAAATAATTTCATCAAATAATTTAATAAAACCGGGGTTATAAGTAATCTCTTCGTTCCAAACTTTTTCACCGTCAAACAAGTATTGATCTCCAGTATGGGGTGAGATTGAACCAATATACATAAATGGACGGAGCAATACGTGCTCGACGTCCGTTAGTTTTTGGTACTTGTCTTCTATTCCTTTTGTTTTTGCCATATTACTTTTTAGGTAATTTTTTTACTTTAAGCGCATCTAAAAAATATTGAGGCACTGTCTTATTATTTAATATTTGGTCGAAGCACTCGTCCAAAATATAAGTCTCTGCCCAGTCCTCGTCATTTCTAATAGATCTACCATATGATTGCAAGAGATCGATTAGCGTTTTCCAATTATACCAATCTGGTCTGGTTTCAAGTCTCTTTTTTATTTTTGTACTCACCAAATTCGGAAAAGGTACTTTTAAAATTACTTGAAAACGAGAATAATCATCTTTTAAGTCAACTCCATTAATCATCGATGGAGATACTAATACAGTTTCTAGCTTAGAAGTTAAATGTTCAGTTAAACTTTTTTCTCTAGTTTGTGAATCATGAAAAATAAGTCGCTTATCTTTTATTGAACTCTTAATCCAATTGCTGAACTCATAATTTGCAGTATGGATAATTCCTTTATGTTCACCGTTTTTTTCTAGAATTTTAGAAATAATTGGAACTGCTCGTGCAAAACTTTCCTTCTTGTTGTAATAGGACATTTTGCCGAATTTTAGATAAATCACAGGTCGCTTCTCAGCTTCAAAAGGGCAAGGAAGAGCAATATATGCGGACTCTTCGTCTTCGATTCCCATCATAAAGGAAATAAGTTCGCGATTTAGGAGAGTACCCGACATTAGGATTACATGGTCATAAGTATCCCAAAACATTTCCTTAAGATAGAGATTTCCCCAAATAGGTTCAACTAAGATTCGGGTTTTTCCATATTGATCTAGATCTTTTTCAAAAGTCCAGTTGGTTGCATAGTTTTTATGGTCTTTGATAAATCGATTGTATTTACACATTGATTTATCTGCATGATCTGCTTTTTTAATTAAGTCAAGTTTTTTGGCTCGACTTCTGGTTTCCTTTGCATCTTCTAAAAGAGTTGCAGCCTTCGAATCTAATAGTGGCACAATTACTCTAGCAACATATTCGGAAAGTTCTCGAATTGAAGTAATACTATCGAGATCGCGTTCCATCCAGTTTTGCCAAATATCGAGAGCCTTTAAGCTTCTTTCAGAAAAAGAGGATGCGATAAAATCACAAAATGCCTCTTCAAAAGAATGAGCTTCATCAATAATTAGCAGCTTTGAATTGCGTTCTGCCATCATATCTGGAGAATACATTGCATATGAAGTGATGAGATGGAAGTTAGTTAAACTAAGTGGATTTTTAAGAAAGTAACCCTGTGCAATTTTATGCGGACATGCTTCACATTTCTTTTCAGTAGATTTATTTAGAATTTGTGCATCGCCGCAACCCATGTTTTGACGGCGACACCAATAGTTGTTTTTACCCTTTAGATTTGCTGCAAAACTAAAGTCTCTAACGTATTGATCCTGTAAGAGTTTGGTGTTTGTAATAATATCAACTCTTGCTCTCTTATTAATTTCACGTCGATACCAATCTGCGATCATGATGGCCGCATAAGATTTTCCTACTCCAGTTGGGGCATCAATCATTACGAATTTTTTGCCATCTGCAATGGAATCTTTGGTAAACTGAAGTATTTCTTCCTGCTGTTTTCTAGGAGTGAACTCCAATTTTATTTCTGCCATGTAATATTTACTACGAGAACTCGCAGCAGTTTTAAAAATTAATTATTTTATAGGATCGGCGTCACGTAAACCATATGACAAGTTAAACCACTGAAACTCACGTTCTACTAGTTTCTTGTTCATCTTAAATGTCTTTCTGGCCTCGGCAATAAACCACTTTTTCCATTCATCGTGCTGTTCTTTTGTGATAGTATTGTTACTAAACCACTCTTTGTCTTGGGACAACACAGTAGGGTCAACACCTGCAATCTCAAGCTGCTTGAGGATTGCGACCATTGTAAATTCTTCTCTTTGTGTTCTAGTTGCCATATTCATCGTTCCAAGTATTTTTTTTTGTATTATAATCTATCCAACCCCAAGTTTGTTTCGCTTTCTCTACATCACCATCGTGATATTTGTGTACCCATAACCACTGTTCCCATTCATCATCAGTTCCTTGCTGTGCTCTGAATCCCCACCATAACCATTCAAATCTATAATATGGTTCTAGTTCACAACGCGGAGAGTCATATTTATCTTTCCATAATAGTTCTCTTAGGTGACTGTAATGCGGTTTCCATGTGAATGCATAATTTTTATACAAGTAAAATGTCCATTTCGGTTCCTTATATGTTGCCATCTTGATGTTTTATAAAATTTTTAAGTAATCCATCGATATTTTCTTTACCGACTGGATTGGCTGACTGTATATTATACAACGGTAAAGTCAATTGGTTAGCAATGCAGTAATCAACTAACCATTTTGCGCAATCCATTCCAGTCATCTCTTTCTGCTTTAGTTTCCTAGATTCACGTTTAGACATGCCCTTTTCCCTAGCTTTAAGCGCAACCTCCATTCCTAAGTCGTGGTCAAAACAGATTGCATCTGGCAATCCATTGAATTTAATCCAATCCACAAATTCTCGATAGGATTTTACCCAATATGCAGTATAAGGCTGTTCAATTGGGCTAAATATTAGCCATGACCCACCGTCATTTTCAATGGGAGTAAAAGGATCTCGAATATCGTCTAACCATAGTAATCGTTTCATATTATAATTTTAGCAAATTTTTTGAAATGTTCAGGTCCATTATTATCAAAATGATCAATAATCTCAAACTCTACTTCTAGTCCTTCATTAGAGGCATACAACTTTAGTCCATCTATATGACCATTGTCGATTAGAGGATATTGTCCAAAGCAATCTTCAGCAAATTTGGTACCCGGTACAGATGGGTTAGTCATATCATATTTGTGATACTTTACCACCCAACCATCTATTGTTTTATGTAGTTTTCCCTTCATCTTTTATTTCGATTATTGTTTCTAATGTAGATGCTAATAGTTCGGAATAGACTTCCTCAAGTTTGTAAGCAAGTCTGAGTTTATTACTTTCGGTTACCTTTTCCAATAACTCAACCTCTTGCTCGGCCAGGATACCCTTGCCTAACCCCCAGTCTGGAAGTTTTGACTCGTCTTTTGCTTTAACTTTTATTTTTACAATTACTGTATGCATAATTATTTACACTGGGATTGATAATACCAAAAAGTTCGACCGTTTTTATCAACAATAGATCGGTCAGATCTGCCATAACACTTAATCCAAGAATTAAATCCATCTGGTGGAACATCGAATGGATTGGACCAGTCTTTAAGCTGACCTCCTCCAATAAGATAGGCTTCAAATGGAATAGTACTACATAATCTTAGGATTTCTGGATTATTAGTAAGAGCGGTACGAGCCTCCTCGAAGGGATCCTGATTTGCCCTGTATAATATTTCAGCACGTAAATAATTTCCTATACCATTGAAATAGCGTTGATCCATGAGCACAAGATGAATTGGCTTGCTAAATGCTTTTTTACTAAAGGATTGGCAGATATTTTCCTTAAATTGGTCAAATTGGGTAACTGGGCAGGGTCCTCGATTTGGCGACCAGCCTGTGCTCCATTTCCATTTGGCAAAACGACGAGCATCTACCAGACATAGTGAATTACCCGAAACCGTTCTAAATTTAAGGTGAGTGTGCTTTGGAGCAGTCCAGCCTTTATATAGAACCCAGTGACCAGACATGCCCATTGAGACAGATAGTTGATATTTGTCAATGCCTGAAGTTAGAGTTAAGAGTAGTTCTTTACCTCTAGACTCAGCCGAAATATCAAATATCTGTAGTTCAGTCGGCTGGACCAAAGAAAGTCTTTTTGCAACCTCCGGTGAAACACCGATGCTTGTAAAGTCTTCACCGTGACATACATTGTTGATGTATTCTGACATTATTTTTATCTCTGCTAATTCTGGCATATTGTTAAAATTGATCTATCTCTAATAAACAATACTAAAAAAATCCTACAACATAAAGATAAATAATAAAAAAATCTAGGACAAAATGAGTAATCCTGTAATGAACTACAATCAATTCATGTCAGCTTTCAAAAAAGCAGCTGCTGGATACAGTGGAAAAGCTAATGTAGCAGACAAAAGCGCTACTGGTACTGCAAAAGTTAAACAAGAATTGGCAGAAGGACCTGTTAAAGGTAAAGGCACTCCTCACATTGACAAATACACTAAAGAGTATTTAAGCACTGTGAAGAAGAAGAACGTAGTTAGCTCTAAATAATTCACTTATACATGAATAAAGCAATTGAGAGCTTTAATAAGTTCGCTCTGTACGAAAAGAAGGGAGACCTTAAAAAATTAGTCGGTAAAGAAGACGACGAAGAACTTACTGTAAATGATGCAAAGAAACTTGGAGTTAAAATTGCAAACATGGACGGTGAGGACAAGAAAAAGTATGTCGGAATTATTAACTTTTTAGGGGCTTCATGTAATATCTACAACGAGATTTGGAAGAATTACAAAAGAACAAGAGACCGTAAACAAGCGTAATGACTAAACTTTTTGAAAAATATGGTGACGAAGCTAGTGCAAAGGACGGAGGTTTCGTCTTTCAAGCTATTGTTAGTCACGATGTAAAATGGGAAATTGATAATGGTGAAACTAAGATTGATCCTAAAAAAATTAATTGTGTTCTTCACCAAGTCGATGTTTTCCCAGACATGAAGTTTAAGGAAGGTTATGCTACCTCTTCGTATGTTATCTTAAGTGAAGTTAATATCTTAAAGAGAAAATTCGAATTGGCCAGTGAAGCACTTAAGAAAAGACTTAAACCAGAATATGGAGTTGAGCTCTTAAATCTTGTTAGCTCTGGAACTGGAATATCAGCAGTTAAAATAAAGGAATTAAACGAAAAGCATTTTAAAAATACTTATTTCGAAGCTTCCCTAACGACTGACCATATTGTGCTAAGAGAAGTTTCAACTAGTGGTTTAAATTCAGGTCGTCCTCAAATCACCTTAAAACTTTCTACTGGAATGGTCGATACCTTAGACGGTCAACCTACTGGAACATGGGATAAATTTAAAGTGACAGTAGACGGAACTACTTCAATTAGTTTAGACAATTCTGGAGACGAGCCGATTTCTCGTATAAAGGAAAGAGACGATGTTGAAAATATTGAAGATATCGTTTTTAGAACAATTGTGCCGTCTCTGATTTTGGAATTCACTGGAGAATCGGTTGCAATCGATACGTATTCTCATAGATCTACCATGGTTTCAGCAGGAGCAGCAGTAGATTATGATAATCTTTTTACAATTGAAGATACAACAAAAGATGCAGAGGTCAAACCTACTGCTTAATCAAATAAATAAAATAAAATAATCACAATAAAATGGCCGGTTTACCACATTGGGATAATTCAAGAGCAGCAACAAATTATTACGAACCTGTTTTCTTAAACCAGTTCGAAGTAGTTATTACACCTCCTGCAAGCATTACAGATAATGTTGACTTACTAGTTGAGCACGTTATGGAGATCAAAGGTTTGCCAGAGTTAACTGCACCTGAGACTGTTACTCAAACTTATAAGTTTGCAAAACGTTCTTACTCTGGAGCAATTCCAAAAGAGACAATTGCAGATTTAGGTATTAAGTTTTCTGTCAACTTAAATGAAGAAAATAATATGTATATCTATAACATCTTAAGAGGATGGTTTGATCTTGCATACGATCCATTGACTGGCAGACAAGGGTTAAAGAAAGACTACTATGGTCAAATTTACGTAGCAGTATTCAATAAAGCTGGTGATATTTTCAGAGAGTTTAGATTTACTCCATGTATTCCAAACGGCGGGTTAACTCCAATGGACTTAAACTATACTGCAAATGGTCTATATGAAGTTACTGCTACATTTAGAGCAGATGCTTGGAAAGAAACTCGTATTGGAGAAATCCGCGTTTAATAAAAATACTATTATAGAAATG